GTGTTGCTCTAAGTCAGCACCACAATTCATACATCTAAAAAAATCTCTCTCAATAGCAACTAATCCTGTGAATTCTTCGCACGTTGGACATTTACCATTTACAACTTCAGCTGTGAATTTAAGTCTTTTTTTCCTAGGCATTACTCTAGTATTAATGCTTTTATAGAAAAAGATCCATCTATATTTTTCTCTAATTCTGCTTTAGATTTAATACATTTATATTCTATATTTTCTTTAGGAGTTCTTGTTGCTTCACGTTTATGCTTTAAACAGATTGACATAGAAGATTTTCCTGTCTTTGGATCAATCTGTATTCTATGCTCTTTGATATCAGGGCCTACAAACATTAAAAGGGCTACAATATGCTCGATCATTTATGACTCCCATTAGCTCTTACTTTATCTTTTATTACTTCAATATCTGCTAAAGCTTTTTCCATTTGTTTTTGTAAAAATTGTATGTTGACTTTGTTGTGCATCATGTTTTCTATTCTAATTTCTATCTTCTCTACGGACTTGTAGAGATCCTCGAGTAAAAATAGCTGTTCTTGATCTACCGGGACTTGCTCGGATTTTTTAAGCAAATCGTTTTCAAACAATTCACGTGATGTCTCCAGAGATACTAATCTTGAAGTCAGCTCGGTATAAGCGAAGACGCCCATTGCAACGAGAATTATAAGGCTAGCAACTGTCTTCATAGGCATCTGTACGGAAGCAGATTCTGATATATCTAAAGGTTTTTTACTCATTTTCTTTTGTCTTTTTCATGTTCTTTAAATAACCACTCCACATACAAGTTCCATAGTTTTATTATCCATCTCATAACTAAACTCCTCTATTGACACGATAAGCACTCCTCACCATCGTTCTTTGGGTTTTTACATATACATTCATCACAAGGACACAAACCATAAACATCAGCATGTAACTCTTCATTACAGTGACATTTACAAGTACATTTCTTACATCTATTTCCTGTAGCCATATCCTGTTTTCTTGTTGCCCCATCTCTTGTTCCAGGCATACACATTCATTTTACTTCCAATGCGTTCCATCCAAGATAAAGGTTTATCTATTATTTTTTTTATTATTAGTTTCATATCATCTATTGCGTCTGGTATTGTTTTCATAATTAGTACCGGGAGATAAAAGTCTCCCTCTACCCCCCTATCTTATCACGTTAATAAGAATTTATTTATTGAATTTTGCTGCAATCCAATGATAGACAGCTAAAATTTTTTCCTTAATTTTTTTAATCATTTTTCTTTTCCTCTATTTCGTAGAAGAACTTATCAGTATCTTCTGTTTTCCATTGACCAGTGTCTTCAACGTTCCACGTATTTGTCTGCACTTTCCAATCTGGAATATTATCTTTCACTGTGAAAGAAGGTAAATCCCAAATACACCTGTTGTTAGGTTGTGCAGCAAAATTGCCATCATCGAGAGCAATAATGTGTGCGCACTTGTGTTCGTGCGGTATCTCCGAATGGTCGGTATCTAATATATTAACATCTGGATGTGCCCAGTCAATGGTAAATAGGTATTTACCATGGTGCCATTTTTTATCTTTACCAATGTATTTGCCTGAAGCTGCGCCTAGAATAGACCAGACAGTAACAGCAGGATGATAACTAAAAGAATTCCAAAGCTCAAGTTCATCAAGGCGTCGCTTGGGAACGTCTTCGGGTTTAAATCCTTGTTGAATAAACGCGCTAATAGGAAGGCGATAAAATATTGCACCGTTACCCATAAGAGCGTGAAATAATATAGCCCTTCCTGAAAGGCATGATATGCCAAAGATGATGCATTCTTCAACTTCTCCATGATGTTTTTTACAATCATAAAGATATTCTTTTCTTATTTGAGCATAAGTTGCTGGTATGTTTGCGTTTAAGTAAGCCATTATTTAATTTCACCCCAGTTATCTCCCTTCTCATAATCTACCTTGTTAGGAACTTGTAATTCCACAGCTGATTCCATTATCTCAATAATATCTTCTGCCTGTTTCTGTGATTCAATAGATATATCTACTTCATCATGAATTTGTATGTGTGGTATTATACCATTTTTATACAAAGCTACCATAGATTTTTTAGTCATATCAGCCGCAGAACCCTGTATTAATTTGTTCAAAGCCTTATAAGTAAAAGCTCTTTTTAGTGGTTCATCATATTCCTTTCTAGCTTGTTCTAATGGTAAAGGTTTAAAAACCCCAAATTGAACAGGTTGCCATAAATCAAAATGACAGGCACGACCTCCTAAAGTTCTGATCCTACCTCTATCATTTGCTTTACGAGATACATTATCCATAAGTTGTTTTACGAAGGGTGCTTTTGAATGATATTGTCTAATTAATTTCTCTGCAGACTCTTTCATTAATCCTAGTTCTGCCATTAATTTATTTTTACCCATACCATACATCAAACCTAAATTAATTGTTTTGGCTTGCTTACGTTCTATGCCTGCCATATCTGCTACAACCTGGTGAAAGTCTGCATCTCCTGCGTTGTATGCATCAACAATCTCATCTACACCAGTTAAGTTTTGTAGTTTAGCATAGTGTACTAATATTCTAGGTTCTTGTTGTGAGTAATCAAACGATCCCCATACATGTTTTTCTTCTGGAATAAATATAGATCTAATCATAGGACCAAGTTCAGGATGTCTTGCAGGAATTTGTTGTAGGTTTGGATTACTCATACTAAATCTACCTGTTACAGTTCCACCTGCATCTGATCTTATTTGATTTATATCTGCATGTATTCTTCCATTAACTTCATGTTTAGTTATTGAATCTATAAAGGTACTGTGAGCTTTGTTTAGTTCTCTCGCTTCTGCAATAGCTTGTGGTAATTCATGTGGATGGTTTTGTAAAAAGTTTTTAGTAAAGCTTGGCTCATTACTTTTAGCTGTTCTATCGTAAGGTAATTTAAGTTTGTCAAAGGCTTTTGCTATAGATCTAGCTGCCATAATTTCTACATCAACACCAGTTAAATTTTTAATTTTTTTAATTAATGTCTCTTCCCTTTTAATTAAATTTAGTTTAATATTTTGTGCTTTTTCTAAATCAACTCTTACTCCTTTAAATCTCATATCAACTAGACAAGGAAATAATTTTGTCTCTAATGTAAAGACATCCATAAGTTCTTGATTATATAATTCTACTTTTAATCTTTGCCAAAGTTTAAGTGTTGATTCTGCATCACGTTCTGCATATTGACCTACAAACATTGAAGGCAATCTCCACATATCTGCTTTAGGATCTAATCCATATTCTTTTGCAGCTTCTATTAAAATTTTTTCATCTTTACCAATACCTACATAATGTTTAGAAAGTGTATTCAATTGATATGAAAGTCTGTTTTCATCTATTAAGCTTGCTGCTATCATAGTGTCCACAATGGGTCCTTTAATAGTCAACCCTGCTGACCTTAACCAGCACACATCATACATCGCATTATGGAAGATAAACGTAGTATTTTCTTGTTTTAATATGTCTTGAAGCCATTCTAACACCAGTTTTTTATCCATATTACCACCTTGCTCATGTTGTATCGGATAATAGCCTGACCAGCCCTCTACGGCCACCGCAACGCCAGCAATGTGACCTCTATTTGTGACATTACCTGATCCTAACTGTTTTAAATGTGGATCATTAGTCTCTAAATCTATTGCAATTTCCTTATGTCCTCTTAAGTCTTTTAATTCATCAGGCATTACCCACTCTGTTTCTGGAGTAAACAAAGGCATTTGTGTATGTCTCATTCGTAATCCCTTTCGATTATCATATCAATATAGTGTTTAGCTTTAAGAAGGTCCTCTTTCCCACCTTTATTTTTCGCTCTCACTATATATTTTATAGCGTTCCCCTCCGCGAAAAGCAACTTGTTTTTGTTTATAAACTCTGCCGGCTGAATGACAAAATCCTGGTAGTGCCGTCCTCCAATTTGTTTTTTAAGACTTTTCATATTTTTTCTACTTTCGTTCTTCTTTTTAAATGATTTTTATTTTCTTTATAAAAATAACATTCTCCTTTTTTTATATCTACGTACAGTATTTTTACATCTAACTTTTTTTGTAATAATGTACGAGATCTATTAACTTTGTGATTATCTCTTTTTCTTCTTGATACACATTTAACATCTACTTTTAATATTTTATTATCTTTATTTACTACAATCATATCAATACAGCCTTGTGCTGTAAGACTAGGAAATACAAGAAAACCTTTATTTAAAAAATAGTTTTTAGCTAAATTTTCAGCAACAGTTCCTTTCACTTGTTTCTCTATAATAAATTTACTCATAGTATATATGCTCGATCAAAGTTCTTTGGATCTAACACATGCAATTCACGCTTCGCGCGCGTCGCACCTGTGTAGAATAATCTATGTAATTCATCCGGATCATAGCTCATCGTTTCCAACGCTGCATTGGTAAGGTCTTGCATAAGCAAAACTTTATCGGCTTCTCCTCCCTTTGCTCCGTGTATTGTTGACATAATGATACGCGGATTTTTGTTGATCTGTTCTCCATTCGCCCGCATGTTACGAATATAGTTTTCTGTGACAGTATCTAAACCATCAAAAGCCTCATACCAAACAGAATCAGTCACTAAACCGTGTTCAGCTCTACAATCTCTCATAAGATATTTTGTATCAGAGTGTAAAGTTTTACCCGATCTAAAACCAGGTAATACACTTGCACCTAGATATTGATATATA